GAAAAAGTTCTCTCAGCTTCACGCTTGCCTCGAAGACATGCAGCCATATTATCTTGAATACGGTGCTCCTTGATCTCTCCGTTTATGAACATAAGTAGGGCCACCACAGACTCTATCATTGTGAGCTCCCATTTGTATATTTCATTTCTCTGTTGGCATCTTTTAGTTTTTCAATATCTATTAAAACCTTGTCCATTTGTTTTCTTAAAAACTCGATGTTTACTTTGTTCAAAGCCATTGACTCGATATGTTTGTTTAGCTTGTCCGTGGTCTTATAAAGATCTTCGATCATCATGAACTGCTCAGAATCAGCGGGTAATGAACCTAGTTGTCCACGTGGCCATTTGATTCTAAACTCTGAGTTTTCTTCTAAATCTTTTTCCATTAATTGTATACGAGTGTCAGCTATGTTTAGTCTCTCAACAATTTGAAAATAACCCATGGTGCCGAGTGCTACGATAATTATCAAACTGGCAACCGTCTTCATTGGCATTTGGACGGCTGCCGATTCTGAGATGGTAAGTGGTTTTTTACTCATAAATTATTTTGGTAAAGAGTCTGTTAGCCATTCGTGTGCTTTTTTAATTGGCCAGCAGAGGATACCCCAAACCTTTTTAATAAACTTTTTAATCATTTTTTTTCTCCTCTATTTCATAGAAGAACTTGTCTGTGTCTTCAGTACGCCAAGCTCTACTATCCTCAACATTCCATTCAGATGTTTGCACTTTCCAATCTGGAATTTCATCTTTTACTGTGAAAGAAGGTATATCCCAAATTATTCTGTTGTTAGGTTGTGCTGCATAATTACCATCATCTAAGGCAAGTATGTGTGCGCACTTATGTTCGTGCGGTATTTCTGAATGATCAGTATCTACTATATTACTCTCTGGGTGTGCAAAATCAACAGTAAATAAATAAGCACCACTATGCCATTTTTTATCTTTACCAATATATTTACCGGATTGTCCGTCTAAGATGTCCCAAGAAGTAACAGCAGGATAGTAACTAAAACAATTCCATAACTCCAACTCATCCAACCTACGTTGAGGAACTTCTTTCGGCTTAAAGCCTCTTTGTATGAAAGCAGAGATTGGTAGACGGTAGAAGACTGCACCATTTTCCATAATTGCGTGGAACAGAATCGGACGACCAGTGATCGCACTAATTCCGAAAACCACACAGTCTTCAACTTCGCCATGATGAGCTTTAAGATCATATAAATATTCTCTCCTTATCTGGGCATAAGTTACTGGTATGTTTGCATTTAAGTAAGCCATAATTATCCATGTATTTCACCCCAGTTGTCCCCGTGTTCATAATCAACTTTATTTGGGACCTCTAGTGTAACAGCATTCTCCATCACTTCAATTATTTTTTTTGCATGTGATTCGTCTTTAACAGATATATCCAATTCATCATGTATTTGTATATGCGGTATGATACCTTCTTTGTATAATTCTAACATGGCTTTCTTAGTCATGTCTGCAGCAGATCCTTGTATTAATTTGTTTAACGCTTTGTATGTGTATGCTCTCTTGATCCCCGGTCCATGTTCCCTGAGTGCATCTTCGTGAGTCATAGCTTTATGCATACCGAAACTATTAGGCTCCCACAGGTGAAACCTGCATAGTCGCCCTAGCAATGTTCGTATCTGACCACGATCTTGTGCTCTGTTTGATGCTTTGTCCATCAATTGTTTTACAAATGGTACGCGTGAATGGTACGTATTAAATAATTCTGCAGCTTTGTCTTTTGTTACACCTAGCTCTGCCTGTAGTTTAGCTTTACCCATGCCATAAAATAAACCAAGATTAATTGTCTTTGCCTGGCTTCTTGGTATATCTGCCATGTCAGCAACAGTCTGGTGAAAGTCTGCACCAGAGTCAGTGCTATAAGAATCCACAACATCATAAACAGACGGTAATTTGTATAAAGAAGCATAATGCACTACCAACCTCGGTTCTTGCTGAGAATAGTCAAATACACCCCATCTATGGCCCTCCTCGGGTATAAATAATGACCTTATCTTAGGTCCGAGATCTTTGTTTCTAGCTGGTATCTGCTGTAGATTAGGATTCTGGTAGGAGAACCTACCAGTAACCGTGCCACCCCCAGCATTACGTAATTGATTTATTTCTGCATGTATTCTACCCTCGTGTTCATAACGTAGAATAGAATCTAAAAATGTTGTGTGTGCTTTGTTAATTTCTCTTGCCTGCGCTATCATCTTAACAACAGGGTGTTCGTGTTCTTGTAAAAAGTTTTTTGTAAAAGATGGTGATGCAGTTTTTTCTGTACGAGGGTATTCTAATCTTAATATATCAAATACTCATTTCATAGATCTTGCTGCCCATATCTGTGTATCAATATTTGTTTCACTTTTTATTTTATGCAGTAATTCTTTTTCTTGTGATATTAATTCTTTTTTCATTGCGTGAGCTCGCTCTGCATCCACACGTACACCTTTGAACCTCATGTCAACCAGGCAAGGAAACAAATCAGATTCTAAATCAAATATATCCTCCAGGTCTTGACTAATAATTTCTTTTTTCATCTCTTGCCAAAGTCCTAATGTTACTTCAGCATCTCGTTCTGCATATGCACCAACATGCATTGCAGGTAGTTTATACATTTCTGATTTTGGATCTATGCCCCACTCTTCTGCAGCTTCTGCAAGTGCAGCCTCATTCTTACCATAACCAAGATAGTGCCACGATAAACTGTTAAGATCATATCTAAATCTATTCTCATCTGTTAACGCTGATGCAATCATAGTGCAGGCTATGTCACCATTTATTTTAAAGCCCATTGCACGCAACCAACAAACATCATAGATAGCGTTGTGAAATATTTTTGTTGATGGTGCCTCTAGTATATCTTTTAACCAGGACAGAACTCTTGACCTATCCATGTTACCACCACCCTCGTGTCCGATAGGAAAATATCCTTTGTAAAATTTTGTAGCAACAGCAATACCAATAACTTCACCATTACCTATTACAGAACCAGATCCTTTCTTTAATAAGTCTGGATCTTTTGTTTCTAAATCTATCGCTATTTCATCTACATCACGTAGGTCTGGAAACTCAGTAGGTTTTACCCATTCTGTTTGTGCTTCAAACTTAGGTATTTTCATTATAGTCCCTTTCGATAATCATCTCTATAAAATGTATTGCTTTTAACAAATCTTGTTTCTTTCCCTTATCACGATGTCTGATGATATATTTTATAGCACAACCTTCAGGATATAACAACTCATTCTCAACAACAAACTTACTTGGCTGTATTTTATATTTTTGATAATGTGATCCTCCGTGTTGTTTATCCCAAACTTTCGATGTCATAACCTTGGTCCTCCTTTTTTGCTGCCATGATGTACAGGTTTTGTTTTGTACGAGTAACACCTACATACCAAACTCTATGTTCTTCATCTTGTTTGTCAGAGCTTTTTTCTAGTGCGTCTCGTATTGTTTTTGTATTGTCTAATATTAATAATACATTGTCTGCCTCACCACCTTTTGCAGAATGTATTGTAGATAATTTTACTCTTGGACTTTCTCTTAATTTTTCTTTATTGCTTAGCATTTCTCTTATGTATAAACACTCTTCATAGTCAGACGTAAATTCATCATACCATGGTATACTTTTATCATAACCAAACTCTTCTAAATTATACATTCTTTCTTCTGTTAACTCCTTTTCTGTATTGGTATATTCAAATATATCTTTAACTTCAGACAAAGATAAGTCCTCACCTTTTTGCCATCGTATGTAGTTTAGAATGGTTCTAAACAATGTCACCTTGTAACTTTTTCTATCTTTATATTCAAAATAAATACCACGTTCTTTTAAAAATGGTTTGAGCCTATTTAATTTATCGTTGTATCTTGCTAATACTAACCACTTGCCTTTGTCTATGGGCACGTCTTCAAGATCATACACATAATTTACTGTGCCTTGTTCTTCTCTTGCTTTCCAATTTTTTTGTACACGTCTATCTTCTGGAATTAATTTTAATATCTTGTCTGCAATGTTTTGTACAGTTTGTGGAACCCTGTAAGATTGTGGCAAAATTATGTCTTTCTTAGAAATTTCTTGCTGAAATTTTTTTACATCTGCACCCGCCCAGCCATAAATTGCTTGATCATCATCGCCTGCTAGTATAACATATTTGCTGTTTTCCTTGATAATATTGAACATTTTCCACTGTATGGGTGATAAATCTTGTGCCTCATCTATAAACGCTATGTCAAATTTTGGACACAATTTAGACACAATAAATTTTTCTATCATGTCTGTAAAATCCACTAATTGAAACGAATCTTTATAGTTTTGCACCTCATCACAAATAATTTTTAATAATCTTTTATCCATATCTTGTGAATACATGTCTGTATTATATTCTTGTTCAATGGTAATATTTTTTATTCTAGCTGCATTTATTAAATTAAAATATTCACTATCAGAATTTATAAATCCTGTAGACTCTTCCCCGTTAGAATACACTGTGACTTCTATTCCTAGTTTTCTACCTATATCTTCGTAGTGTTCGTCCTGCATAACCTGTGCTTTTTTCATACCAAGTTGATTGAAAGCAAGAGAGTGCAGTGTTCTAAAATGTTTTAAATCTTTTCTTTCAAAAGCT